GATGTCAGCCATTATGCTGCCCTCGCTGTTTCAAAAAGTGTCGCGGGTGTCATGCTCAACAGCACGTAACCCTCTGCAAAATCACCTACGTCGGCAACGTGTGTTATCCGCCGCCATACATAGCTTCCTGTGTAATCCCCATACCAAAACTCACGCAACTTGAGAAGGTCACCTGCTTTGTAATCGCGGTCATTTTTCCTTAGCTCTGCGGTTTTCTTTCCGCTAAATACGGGGTCGAAGTGCTCAGGCTTTATCTTTAATTCGTGAGTTTGCATTGGGGACTACCTCAAATTTCAGGCATAAAAAAACCGCTCTAGGCGGCTCGTTTTGATTTCGGCTTAGCTTGCTGGGTATTTGCATCCACTTGACTACCCATTTGAATTTTACTTGACTGCCTGTTTGCATTGCACTTGGTCATATCCAACAAAAAATCGCAGACACAACCCTGCTAAATTGTCTGGCAGCTCCTCGCTGTGAGTCCATCAGTTGAATTCACAGCGAAGAGCGGACCGAGTAACAATCCAACTGCTCTCAATGACATTACTGAAAAGCACCTCAGGGTAAGATTATTTTTAAGACAATCAATTAACCTGTAGATCCTTAGTTTTGATTAATGAGATTGATACGTTATGACAATTGAAACTCCACAAGCAGTAACGGAAGCATTTTTTCATCGTATTGCAACAGCAGAAGATGTTCATGAAATAGCGGAACTGGTTAGTGAAAATGTTGACTGGCTCGTGGCTGGAAATACTCACGTCGTTCCCTGGATTGGTCGAAAATATGGAAGAAAAGGTGCAGCGGAATTCTATGCGCAAATCCGGACACAGATTTCATCAGAAAATTTTGAAATTAAAGATATACTAATCAAAGATAACCGAGTGGTGGCTATCGGTGAGCTTGCATCACGTGTTAAAAAAACAGGCAAATTGATTGAAACCGAATTTGTTCTCGATATGTGCATTGAGAACGGGCTCATTACCCGTTTTCGTATGTTTGAGGACAGCCACGCAGTTTCCGAAGCATGTCTCTAATTTATATATGCATATTTAATCTGGCATTACATTCACACGTACCTACAGCGAACTATTAACTTATTGAGAGTTCGCTGACTCAATACCGCCTTTAATATTGACCTGCTGCTTTTTCAGGGATATTTACCAACATTTGCATATGGCACAAATCGGCCTGAGAAGGTCAACCCATATCGTCGCGTTCCGCCGCGACTGGCTGCATTATTTTCATGATGTATTCCTTACTTGAGTTTTAGGCGGCAAGCTTCTGGCGGAGCTGTTTTTTCTTCTGCCACACCGCGTTATAAGTTCTCCCTGTTTTGGCTGCGATTTCAGTATTGGTTGCGGTTGAGAAGAGTGCTGTATGCTCAGCTGTCCAAGCAATTGGCTTACGGTGTGATGTAGTCTGTAAACCTAGTTTTTTCGCCTTTTTGCGGATGCTCTCAATAGGTCTACGGAGGATTTCAGCGATATTTGCCAGAGGTATGGATTCTGAGTTTATGGTAAGAAAATCAATCTCTTTATTGGTCCAAAATCTATAGGTCATAGTTATCTCCTTAACCTTGCCTTACGGCACCACCAGGGCCGTAATGTGGTGTTTCGTAGTCGAGATATGCGTCTTGCATGTCAACAGGCTGGTTGAGCGGGCGTTTTCTCTCTGGGAGTAGGTGAGTTGGGCACACAGGATAGAAAGCGGCCTCTTTGTTCATCGCATCAACCCGCATTTGGTTTAATCTCCAGTGTTTCTCTCCATTCCGGCCACATTCCATTGCTGAAATAGCATCCCTTGCAATAGCCTCCATCAACGCATTCCGTTGCGCCTTTTTACTTATGGCTGCCAGATACTCAGGGCGCGAAGATTCCGGCAGGCTGTCGTAGACATCCTGTTGATATCGAGTCATGAGATTTCCAGATGAGGTTATGCAGCTTTCTTTAGTTCTGGCCCGCGGGTTTTCCAGACTTCTTCGGCTTTAAGCTGATATTCAGGGAATTCAGACAAGGCGTTCCATGCTGGTTTGTAGATGCCCGCCAACTCTTCGAGAGATTGGCAGTCAGCTGCTTGCGCGGTGAAGTCTTTCAGAATGAAATCGGGGTCAATGACGCCTTTTGCTTGAGATTCTGTTTGTTGCATTTCCTTTTTGTCAGTTGGTAATGCCCAATTCGGTAGTCTTGGTGGGGTCCAGAATATTTGCTTTCCGTCTTTAGATTTTGCTCGGTTCCATCCGACTTTTTTATCAAGACTTACTTCTGCAAATCCTTCTTCAAGCATGTAAAGGTAGCGTCCAATCCCCCACTGGACGGCTGCTCGCTTCATCGCACCGGACATGCCGCCTTTAACCGCTTCCACCTGGGTGTTTTCTGCGGCGTCCCATTTAGTGATCCATTCACCATCAACTTTTAGCGATATGCCGCACATAACCCCTGAATCCGGAGCGGGCTGAAATTCATTTTTCCATCCCGCTTTTCCACAGACCTCATCAAGGCGCTTCATAATTGCTCGGTTTGTTACATACGCTAAAACCATAGCCCATGGCTTGCCTTGTGCTGTAACCCCGCACTGCTGAACGCGCCACTCGATATCATCAGCTGCGAACGGCTCATCTAATTTGTCTAAATCCACGTTTCACCCCCTATGAATAATTGCCCGCAAACTCATCCCATGAGATTTCAGCCACTCCGTTGCGATCATTCCATTGACGCCGCTTGGCCTGCTGGCTTAACTGTTCCTGAATTTCATCACCGAGTAATTCCTGCACCAGTGAAACGAATTGAGCGTCCTGCGTTTTATCGTCATTAATCATGCTGCGGCCTCTTGCCTGACAGTGATCACGTACCCGCGAGACACCATGTAATCGCGAAGTGCCTCCTCATCTAGAAGGGGGATAATCGATGCCTCGTCTAATCCTTCAATCTCGACGAGCTGATTTCGGGTGTAGAAGTCCGTTTCTACTGACACCTTTTTGCACTTCAGGGTGATGGTCATAAAAGCCCCTTACTCCGGCAGAACGCCCGAGCCATTAATTTGTAGCCGAGGTGATTGTTAGGGTAACGACACTCATGGCCGCTGATGAAAATGCGAAGGTAATCGCCATTGATTTGAAAGCTCATAGGGGATCGCCTTTCTGCTGAAGGGTTTGCCAAACACGCTTAGCGGCGTCTTTAGCGTTGCGAAAAATGATGTCGAGCAGTGATTCAGAGCAGCCCACGCAAGGCCACCCTGCAAGTTGCGTTTGCATGGGATACTCCGGTTTTAGTATTGAATTGAGGTGTGAGGGATTTTGTTGTCCATCAGAGCTTTTAGTGTTTCGATAGCCTGTTCGCGGGTGAGTCCTGCGTGCTCGGTTAATGCGTTAACGACTGCTGTACCGATGGTCTTGCGGTGGGCTACGTCGGCAGCACGTTGATCAGCTTCATCCTTAAGGCGCTTCTCTTCTGCCAGACGGGCATCTTCTTTCTGTTTGGCCTTGAGTTGCTCGGCGGCTATAGCTTCCTGCTTTTCACGTTCTGCCTGCTGAGCTGCAGCTAACCGGTCGGCCTCAGCTTTGGCTGCTGCGGCTTTGCGGTCTTGCTCGGCTTTCTGTTCCGCTGCAATGCGGTCACTTTCAGCTTTTTCCAGTGCTGCAATGCGGTCTCGCTCTGCCTGCTCAGCCTTAAACTTCAGTTCTGCTTCCCTGGCGGCAGCGGCTTCGCGTTCCTGCTTTGCTTTAAGTTCAGCATCAAGCCGTGCCTGTTCAATCGCCTGGCGTTTAATCTCTTCTTCATGAGCAATGCGCTGGCGTTCTGCTTCGGCTTGAGCGTCGGCAACGTCGCGGTCGAACTGAATATTCATGAGCAGGGCCAGCTCGTGTCCATCTTCGATTTGCTTTTTCAGTGCCTCGGCGGCGGCTGCCTGCTCAGCCTCGATACGCTGCCGTTCTTCTTCAGCGGCCTTTTCAGCCGCGATGCGATCCTGTTCGGCTTCCCACTCGGTCAGCGGGCGGCGCGTTTCATCACGCAACGCATCACAGGCATCAACAAAGCGCTTAATTTCCTGCTCAGCAGGCCGGACAGCTTCCTTAAGCCGCTTCAGGTACTCACGACCAGGCTTTTCGACAGCGGTTTTGCTGCGGCTTACCTGAGCGGCCAGAGAGGCAACGCGGTCACGGCCTTTCTTTGTACTTAGGTCTGGCGCTTCACTGACACTGGCCTTGATGTGCTCAAAATAGCTTTCCAGTCCGTTGGGGATGTACAGCGCCGGAGCCTGTTCCGGCTTAATCTCGATAACTGATAATTCCGTTGTCTCGCTCACGGCGATCTCCTTGGTTGAGGTGTACATAAGTCGAAGCACTCGAAATAAGCGCTTTGAGCTAGATACAGGCGAAAAAAAGCCCCGCGTGTGCGAGGCCAAGATGAACAATGAGAGGATTGATAAGTTGGGCGCTTATCATGCTGAGCACTCAGTGAATGCGCAGCAGGAAGGGGCTCACTTGCGTTGAGGTTTTCTGCCAATGATTATTCCAAAAGCGATATGAGTTTTAGGCATTTTCAGGTTCAGGTATTCACAGCAATTCCAAATCACTGCCATTACCCAACCTTGGGGTGAAAAAGTCCAAAATCTGGTAACGGGCCATATCCACTTTTTCATGGTTTCTTTGGCCCGCCATGGCAGGGGCAAGCTAACGCTGGGACATAACCGTCATAGCCAGAGGTAAGATATCGGCGCTGGCCTAAACTATTTGTAACGTATTCTCTCGGTAACGGATTGCCGTAAGCTGGCTCATCACAAAATCCAGCAGGCCCACCGCCTGACCACATAGGAACCGAACACTTACCTACACCATCAGCGTTTAATTCTCTGTGATGTTTGCTAATTGCACTCATGGCTTACTCCTTTCTGCCAGCATGGCGTCAGCCATGAGGTAGGATGTTCCTGCCAGTCCAGCCGTATCTTCTTTGTAAGAAGGGCCTATTGCAAACAATCCATTTCCAACCGCAATCTCAATTATGGATTGCATCGCCTTAGCTGCGAAGTAGTCACGCAATGTCATGCCATCAGCATCTGCGCTGTCATAGACCGCATTTCCTTCTGGGTGAAATGCCCCGGTTTTTGGGAATGCCTGTCCACCTGTTTCTTTGCTCATAATCCGATCCTCACATCAGAAAAATAAAAGTTAGAAATCCCATCAACACCCAAAACAGCAGTCAACCAAACGTCAATGCAGGCCAAAACTTTTCGTTGTAAGTCATATAAGCTCCGATGCTGAGTTGGGTGGTCGGGGTTAGTGCGCCGATTCCTTTTCTTTAGCTGCACCCTCAAACTTGGTGCCGCAAAATGGACAATAATTAATGGCGACTTTCGTGTCGCCGTTCGTTAGCCGCTGCTCAAGGTCTCCGTTTTTCTTGCGCTTATAAAATCGGAACAGGTATGGAAGCATGACGTTACAGAAATCACCCTTCTCGAAGAGGTAAACCTGGTTGGCGAAGCTGGACTCATCAATCTCAGCTGCATTTTCGCCGTAATGCTTCCGCATACGAGCATCCATTTTTTCTTCGATTTCTTTGAAACATTTACAGGCCATACTTACCTCTCAATATTCAGTCGTAAAAAAAGCCGCCTATTGGCAGCTCGTTGTTGATGCTCTTTGGTGGTGTGGTGGCCGGTACTGAAATATTCCGGCATGTCTATGCGACTCGCTAGTTGACACCGGAGTTTCACCGGGGCGAAGGTTTCACAAGTCGTTTATTGGGTCAGTGCTGGATTAGCAACGTGCTTACTCAACCGATTACATCCAGCGATATCTACTACCCATCAGGTCTTACACTCGCGCATCAGCCTGCGCATTCACCACACCCCAAAGAACACTGTGCGTATTCGCTCGCCAGCGTTACGATTCACATTATCTCCCCCTTGGTTACGTGCCCGTGGCTATAGTCGCCGTGGAGTGTAGGCTCGTCACAACCCGTCATCGCCGAAGCTGATAGGTTGGTGCCGGTTAAAGAGACTTTATTCATGCGCCCTTTTTGAGTAGGCGCAGGGTAAAGTCACTTGTTGATTACTAATGAATGCTTAAAAATCGGTGCGCGGTCGAACATGCTTTCGTGATGCTTAAACCGGTGAAACCAGCGGCGACCGTACTCACCTTGAACCAATCTCATTATTGTTATTCTTATTCTAATGTCTCCGGTACGTGGATTTTTTGGGCGTGGATTCATTTTCTCTACTCCGCTAAGTGTTTATCGAGCTGTTACTGTGAGTGCTGCAAAAGCTACCGGGGCCTGTTTTGGTCGGCTATCGCGAATGGACATCAGCACTTCTCTGAATTCACCTACTTTCATGCCGCGTTTCTTTGCTTCGGCCTTTATCAGGCTGTCATCTATCAGTGCATAAAGCCGCTTGGCCTCTTCCTTGGCTTTGTTGAACTCCGCTTTCCGGAGGTATAGCGCATCCTCTTTGCGTCGGCTTTCGGCTTCTAGGTGGTCGTCTAACTCTTTGTGGAAGTTGCCGCGCTTCGCCAGCGGAAGATTCAGGACACCGTGGTCAATTGGCATGAATCACCTCGCTGTTACTTTTTCTGCTGATTTACGGTGGCCAGCTGCGAATCGTGCAACATCTGGTATGCATATCGAGCCGTAATCAGGCTCAGGCTTGCTGCGTGGCTTAGCTTTGTACTCAATCAGCGTTATTGCTTTATAGACCCGCGCAGAGCAGCCTGAGAGGCTCACAGCGACACGCTTTTCTAACTTGATGTACTTGCTCGCCTCAGCTGCTTTCGCTGCGTTGTGAGCTGTCATGCGACGTGCGTTATACCTTTGCTTTGAGTTCATAATTTGTTCCTCAGTAAGTGCTTGGAAGTGACGAGCCGAGACGCTGATCTCCTCGGTTGCGCTTTTTCACGCTGCAATTCACGTCACTCCGAAGCACTTTCGGTCTCCTGAGTTCAGGAGAAGTCATATTGTTAAATAAGCAGCCTGACATCATGTCTGGCGTGGCTGATAGTTCCGTCTGCCACATCGATGTTTCGTTTCGATGGAGCAAGTATCACCAATAGTAATTTTATAGTCAACACTATTGGTGATAATAAATTACTAATGGTGATTATGAAGATGATTTAAAAGAGGATTTATTTTTAATTTTTCTTCAGGCGTGACTCATCGCACCTGCGTTTAGGTGTGATGAATTGGTGGGGATGGGAGGATTTAGCGAATTACAGGTACAAAAAACCCGGCTTGGTGGCCGGGTAATTGTTATTTTCTCTTAGTTGGTGCTTTCTGTTCTGTTGTTTTGTCTTTCCTTCCCAAAACAAAAACACTCGTCAATGCAACCAACTCTACACCAAGTAGCGTCGTTGCCCAGCCGAAAGCTCCTTTTTCAATCATGCTGTAGGCGATATATGAGAAAATGATTACGCAAACCAATCCAAAAATCTGACCGATCCTGTCTTTCCAGATGGCTCCAGAAAGTGACGATTCTCCTTGAGAATGCCTGAACTTCTGTTCATCTTTTGCCATTCCCATGATTTCTTTAGCGAAGCCGGGAGATATTTTTTCATACCTCGCAAGTTCTTCAGAGTCAGGAAGAGGGCCTGAGCGATGATGAGATATCTGCATCATAAACCCCGCCGTTTCTGGACGGCTAAAAAGTCGTTCCAGTGCTTGAGGGTTTTTTGCTATCTCATTTACCAGTAGTTCAGTTTTTCCATCAATTACTCTGCCAGAGTTTACTGTTGGCTGATTAACAAGAGGTGGTTGCTGGCTTGCAGTGGTTTTTCTTGGTGGTTTTCTTCTGCCCATTTTCTATAACAGCGCCTCTTAGATAGTCTCCAGCAATCTTCCAATCGGAACCGATGGATTCGTTGTCAGCAGTAACTTGTCTATATTCGCTGTAATTACCTGAAGGGCTTAAATCAATGATAGACCCTACAGCGCGAAGAAAACGCTTAGTAGAATGTTTCATAGTTGTCCTCACTTAGTTATCAACCTTTAGTTGAATGCTGTAAGTGTACGCAAAATCTGCGAACCAGCAAGTAACACAGCACTTAAAAATCATTCTTTACGTTGTGTGGTAATACTAGTGATGAAACATACATATCTTTACTGCTCTTTATTGTCAGCTTTTTTCAGCACATTACCTTTTTCGGCATAAGGGAAGAAACATTCAACCCAATATTCTTAAAAATTATCGATTAGGTATATGTCTGTAATTCCAGTGCTTACTTATCACGCAAGTTTCGCGCATCATCTCAACTTCATGCAGCATCTCTGCGACCTCACCCGAACGTTTCTTCAGGCCACTGAGCCTTGACTACCTTTCCAATTATTCGGCAGTGCTCGTTACACTCTAAGCTCTGATAGCGCGGATTGGGGTTCAGTGGTTCAAGCCACGGCTTGCCATCCTCTCGTACGAACTTTTTAAAAGTAACCTCTGAGTCGCCATAAATCCCAGCAACACAAAAATCTCCATGCTCTACATCTTCCATAGGATCAACAAGAATTAGCATTCCTTCAGGGAAGCTAGGTTTGCTTCCAGGTGGAGCTGTCATTGAGTGACCTGACACCTCAAGCCAGAATGCGTCTCTGCTGGCCTTTCTAGTAGTGTCCACCCAGACCTTAGCGTCAGCCTCATGAAATGATCCTACTGAAGCAAATGCCCCCGCCTGCACATCAGTAAGGAGCGGGTATGAGTATTTTGGTATCGCCGCTCCATTCTGAGCGACTGCTTCATACATTTCCGCAATCTCCGCGGCCAAAGAAGGACTGAATTCATCAACCTTTATGCCAAGAATCTTAGCGAACTGCGCTGCGTGAGTGGTGTTGATGGCATTAGATCCATTCAATAGCTGTGCGACCCCGCTTTGCCCCATACCCATCAACTCTGCAATGGTCTCTTGAGACAATCCAAGGTCTTTCTTTTTTTCATCAAATATCGACTTGAGTCGGGCTGCATCTGCAAGTTGCTCAGTCGTTAACGGCTTTTTTTTCATACGATAAATTTATCACCGGCGGAGATAACCTCCAATCACCTATAGTGTTGACATATTCATTACTAATGGTGATAATCAAGGTCTAATACACAAGGAGACCTTAATGGAAAGAATCTCGCTTCAAGAGTTCGTGTCCATCAAAGGCCAAGAGAAAACAGCTGAGCTTTTTGGTATCCGCCAAAGTGCAATTAGCAAGGCTCTGGCCTTAGGACGAAAAATCACTGTCATCGTCCATGACGACGGTCGAGTGGAAGCACAAGAGCTTAAACCGTTTCCAAGCTCCAAGACGTTAGCAGCATAGAATCATCGCTCTTTAAAAATCAGCCGCTCTCTGAACTCAGGAGCAATAACAATAGTGATCATCCCACGGGTTGATCACACAAATAATCAACCTGCAAAGGAAGTATTACGCATGGACATTGCAAACACTCGCAAAAAGGCTCGTCAGATAGAGAGCCAGTTGCTTAACAAAATTGCTCTCAGGGGAGTCGTCGAAGTTGGCGCTGCCATTGGGGTAGATAAATCACAGATATCACGCTGGAAGGAAAGCCTGATACCGAAGATGAGCATGTTACTTGCCGTTCTTGAATGGGGAGTCGTTGACGATGATCTGGCGAGACTGGCTAAGCAAGTTGCTTTAATCCTGCAAATGAAAAAGTCCCCGACCGCTGGCACGGACGAGGACTCTGAACAAGTAACTATGGACTTTTAATACTGGATCAATCCACAGGAGTAATTATGAACAATACAAAACCAAAATTCAACTTGAAAGGAGCATATCGTGGCTAAGAACTCAGCGGAAGCATACGGAGCCAGCGGTAAAACCAATCTCCTGAATTTTGACCCTCACGCTCTCCACCTGGTTGATGACCCTGCACACCCACTTTACGACGAGCGCATCCATTTGCCTTTAATGGAGTCTATGGTGCTGAACGTCATGGAGCTGGGTGTGCTTGAGCCAATCATCATCTGGAAAGACCCAGAAATGGGCAAGACTTGTGTTGTTGTGGGCCGCCAGCGTGTCAAGCATGCACGAGAGGCCAATAGGCGTCTTGTTGAGCAAGGTAAAGACCCGCTATTGGTCCCTGGCTATGTGAAACGTGGTTCGGCTATTCGTATGTCGCAGTATATGGTCAG